ATATGATACAGATCATGATTTAGGTGATCCACGACCATATGAAAAATTGGGGTTTTATAGCCCACTTGATAAAAATGCCGTCGTGGCTGATTGGACGGCCCTTGGTTTAGGATCGGTTATAGAACAAATGGCGGAAGAATTCGGGACCTCGGCAGGGATGAATGGTTACATCAAACATACAGCAAATAATTTTTCTCAATTATTTTATAGAGAATTAGCATCAGATCTTTTAGATGAATTACAAGGAACGGCTGAGTTTGAATTGATATTTGATCACCTACTTCCAATAAAAAGATATATGTCTTTAGCTTTTCTGTATTGTGGCGATAGCTTATCTAAGTTTATTTCAGAGCCAACCAAGATTTTACAACAAACCAAGTCAACTTTGAATATGGTGCTTGATGGTTTGGCAAATTCTGATAGGTTCGAATATACCCCCGATCCTCTTGGTCCAGGAAGCCATGGCGCCTCCGCGGGATTCGGAGATATGGGAGATACAAGAGGGAAAGATCCAAGCCTTGAATCACAGATACTAATGATATTACTTAAAACACCATTATTGATTCTTAAAGGTTTTGTAGAGGTAACAGATCCTGCAATTATTATTGCTAAGGCTATTATCGATATAGCTAACGCGATACAAGTGGCCGTCATCGGCGCCATCGAAGCTGCGTTAAAAGCCGTTAAACAGGGCCTTCAAACCGGTATTAATGAGGCAAAATCATCGATGGTTGAAATAGAAATTAATGCTTCTTCTGTGGGCGCCGTCATAACGGCTACAATGGATTCCCTGTTACCAACTTGGAAAACTCTGCCCGAGGGGGGCTGGGAAGAACCAGGCATAACTGAGCCTACTGAAAATGGAGGAAAACTAGCCTTTGATATCGACACTGGCTCGGAAGAAATTAAAGAATGGACATTCACCGTCCACAAGAACGAAGTACCAGATGTTGTACGAGAGGAACAAAGTTTTAAAGACTGGCTAGAGCAGGTTGAGGCGGCTAAGGACTTAGTAGAAACTTACAACGAGGCCATGGCCGCCATTGAAGAGCTAGAAGCTGATTTAGCCGCGGTCGAAAAGGATATGCAAGAGAAAGTAACAAAGGCAAAAGAAGTATTAAAAGATATTTTTTCTTCTCCATTTCTTTTGCCAAGTCTATGGTTGGCGTTACTTCCTTCCATGTTCCCTCTTGGGGGAGGCGTTATCCCGCCATATGCCACCTATTGGCCAGTTCCAGTACCACTTATGATAGGCCCCCCAAGCACAGTTCCTGGCATGATTTATCTTGCCTTACTATTTATAGATGCATGGGAAGAAAAACAGCATGAACAATCAAAGAGCGCCCTCATCGGTGAAGATGGTGTAAACTGTGAGAACGAGTTATAGGAGGAGAATAAATGACAGGACTTGGACCAATTTTACCATTATTGAGAAATAGTGAACACGGTGCTTACGCTCTTACCACAACTTATGTGGAACAAATAAAACAAAATTTTAAAAACCTATTATTAACAGCTCCGGGCGAGCGTGTCATGAGTCCGGACTTTGGTGTTGGATTAAGACACTACTTGTTTGAACAAAAAAAAGATGCTATACCTAAAATTAGACAGAGGGTAAACAACCAGGTAAAAAAATATTTACCTTTTGTTGAAATCAGCCGCATCTCTTTTGATGAAGACAAAGAAGAAAGTTTTGCACAAGACTCACAAGTATTATCAATATCAATAGAATACTCGGTACCAAGCCTAAACTTAAATTCTACTCTAGTGCTGACTTCGGATGGGATAAACAAGCTATGAGCAAAGGGAAAAAAATAATAAAATACACTAATAGAGATTTTTCTTCTATAAAAGAGGGTCTTGTCGAATATACTAAAAGATATTATCCAACTGTATACAGAGATTTTTCTGAAGCCTCTTTTGGATCGCTAATGCTAGATACAGTTTCATATGTTGGTGATGTTCTTTCATTTTATTTAGACTATCAAGTAAACGAATCTTTTTTAGACACTGCCATAGAATACAATAATATATTAAGAATGGGAGAACAGGTTGGGTATAAGCAGCCACTCAAGGGGAATTCTTTTGGCATTGTAACATTCTACGTACTGGCCACAACACACCCAAATGCTGCAGCTCCAGATTTAAACTATCTTCCAACCTTGGCAAAGGGGACTAAACTAACATCAAATTCTGGACAAATGTTTACATTGACTGAAGATATTAATTTTGCGGACACTAGGAATGAAATTATTACTGCCACATCAGATGATTCTGGTAGTCCTACCTCTTTTGCGGTTAAGGCCTACGGCAAAGTCGTATCTGGAGAGCTAAAGACAACTTCAATTGGTGTAGGAGATTTTAGGAGATTTTTAAATGTTGCCATAGAAGATAATAATATTAGTGAAGTAGTCTCTGTTCTTGATACTGAGGGACATGAATATTATGAAGTTGATTATCTTTCACAGGACACAGTTTTTAGATCAGTGGTAAATAAAGATAACAAAACAAAAGAACAAGTACCCAATGTTGTGATTGCAGTTAGTGTTCCTCGCCGATATTCTGTTTTTACTCGTGCTTCTCAAACTTTGTTAAAATTTGGATACGGGTCAGAATCTTCTTTAAAAACTGATAATATAACTCATCCATCTAATGTTGTTTTAAAGATGCATGGTAGAAATTATGAAAGTGAAAGATCGTTTGATCCATCTAAACTTCTAGAAACAGATAAATTTGGTATTTCGCCAGCCAACACAATATTAAATGTCGTTTATAGATCAAATACTAGTGAAAATTCTAATGTTGCATCTCGTAATCTAACATCTATTTCAGATCCGATATTCATATGGCCCAGCGGCGCTACAGAAACTGCAAAAATTGATTTTGTTAGAAATAGTTTGGAGTGTGTTAACGAAACTCCAATCACTGGAGATGTTTCTGCGCCTACAACTACTGAATTAAAACAACGCATTAACGATATTTTTTCTTCACAGAATAGAGCGGTCACAGCAGATGACTATGCTGCTATAATATACAGAATGCCGGCAAAATATGGAAAAATAAAAAGGGTGAGGTTGCTTAGAGATCATGATTCTTTTAAAAGAAATTTAAATTTATATATTTTGGGCGAGGATATGGATAACAACCTAGCTACAGCCAACAGTGTGCTAAAAAATAATGTTAAAGTATGGATTAACAACTATAAAATGATAAATGATACAGTTGATATACTTGATCCTAAAATTATAAATTTTGGCATTAACTTTATAGCAGTTGTTAATTACGATCAAGATAAGTTTGAAGCATTGAATGCTGGTATAACTACAATTCAGCAAATGTTCGCAGAAAAATTAGATATTGGACAGCCAATATACATGATTGATATATATAATCAACTTAATAATTTGGAAGAAATAGTTGATGTTGTAAACGTTGATATAATTGAAAAAGTCGGTGCAGATAAATACTCTGATGAAAGCATAGATTTAAAACACTACACTTCTGCTGACGGTAGAATCCTTTATGCACCTGAAAATGCTATATATGAACTAAAATATCCTAATATAGATATTAAAGGGACGATAAAATAATGGGTATTAAAAAATATATTGCCAGCAAAGACAATACTATAACTAATGCGTTTAAGTCCAATTTAATAACAAGGGGTACTAGCTCAAATATGGGCGCTGCAGATATCTTAGAAGTGTTTTCTTTATATGGACAAGGGCATACTACTTCTTCTGCTGAAATGTCACGTGTATTAATACAGTTTCCAGTTACCGATATTTCTTCGGACCGGTCTAGCGGCACCATTCCAGTTTCTGGTAGCGTTTCTTTTTATTTAAGAATGTATAATGCTCGTCATTCTGAACAATTGCCTAGAGATTATACATTAAATGTTTTGGCAGTATCTACTTCATGGGAAGAAGGCTATGGCCTAGATATGGATACTTATACTGATGAAACAAAAGATGTTGTTGAAGGATCAAATTGGGTCACCGCTAACAAAAATCTCACTAAAGCAACATTGGTCGACGCGATTGATATATCTGGCCATTCGGCCGGCGACAAGTTTACGATGCAAGTCCCCGTTGCAGCCGGCGGCGACAATGTCCTCTACACTTTCTTGTTCGATCAGACTACCCAAATCAACGCCGACACCGGTGCTAACACTTTTGGTATTTCAAGACAAATTGTGGTCGACGACGGAGCCTTGCGAGACGCGACGATTGATGCCATAAACGGCGTGGCCAATGCCGCCGTCAAATACGGCAACGCCGACACCGGCGCCGGCTCCCTACTAACGGCCGGAACAATAGGCCTTACAGCAAAAGCTGGAACCGGCGCTTATAACATTACTCTAACCATGGACGACGCCGGATCAGCCGGAAACGCGACCGACGTCCTCAACGCGGTAACGAACTTCGCCGAAGGCTCCAAACTGCTTATAACTACTTTTACAGGCGGCGACGGCCCATGGGCATCGATTGGTGGTGATTATCATACAATTACTTATGTTTCTGGTTCTACAATGCCGAGTTATACATCTACTTTTGTTGATGGCGACGAAGATATTTTAATAGATGTAACTGAAGCGGTTGAAGAGTGGGTTGCTGGAAATCAACCAAATTATGGTTTTGGCATCTTTTTAACTTCAAGTCAAGAAGCGCACGTATCTGCTTCAGACAAATATGTACTAGCAAACACTAGTGGTCAAAAGACTAGTTTTTACACAAAGCGATTTTTCTCTAGAACAAGTGAGTTCTTCTTTAAAAAACCTTCAGTTGAGGCTCGATGGGATTCTAGAGTAGAAGATGATAGGGGTAATTTTTATTATAGCAGCTCTTTGGCGCCTGCAAGAGATAATTTAAACACAATTTATCTTTATAATTACGTTAGAGGCCAATTAACTAATATACCTGCTGTCGGAACGGGAAAAATACTTTTAAGTATCTATTCTGGTTCGAGCGATGATACAGTCCCTTCTGGCTCGAAGTTGCAACCAAGCAGGGCTGACGCTGCAGCCGGCGAAGGCTTTACAGGAGATACAGCAAATTTAAACATTACTGGTGGGTATACTTCAACTGGTATTTATTCGGCTTCTTTTGCCCTGACCGCGTCGACTTCTTTAAAGACTCTTTATGATGTTTGGCATACTGGCTCTGTTCAATATTCGACCGGTACTATCAAACCAAAAACACTAAATTCTCCAGGCTGGAATCAATATCCTCAATATACAACAAAAATTACTAATCTAAAGTCAAAATATACTAAAAAAGAACAAGCTAGATTTAGAATTTTTACCAGGCCTAGAAATTTTAGTCAAACTATTTATACAGTTGCAAGTTCTGAGATTAATCGTACTATCATACAAAGTGCATCGTATGAAGTAGTTCGTATGGTCGATAATGCTACTGTGATAAATAACTCAACTGGTAGTAGCACCTATCATACATTCTTGTCTTATGATAATTCAGGCAGCTATTTTGATTTAGATATGTCTTTGTTGGAGTCTGGCTACCTTTATGGTATAAAGCTAGCTTACTATACTTCCCAGGGATGGAGAGAACAAGAAGAGGTATACAAATTTAGGGTTGAAGATAATTAAAGATATAAAGTTGGGTTTAATTTATGAGCATTAAAGAACTATTTGATAAAGGGCATTCTCTTAAACTATTAAAAGATAAAAACCAAGATAGTTTTAGAGAAGACGTTGAATCTCCTAGGTTTATTGATGCATATATCGAAAAACGTGATAGATTCAGACCAGATGTAGATTTCACTACAGCTTCAAACTTTGCTAGGTTTGGTTTAGCAGAACTCTATTATGAAAACTCAATTAAAAGAATATATCAAACTTACCCATACGATGGCTCTTTAGCAGAAAAAACAGAATGGGAAAACAGCAGCACTTATTTAGATCTTTTTATTTTTGAAAACGAATATCCTAGGACTAATGGCTATGTAAAAATTAACCCAACTACAAACACATATACTGACACTGCTGGCGGTAATTATCACAGCAGTAGTGCTCCAGAATATATATTTTTTAAAGGCGGGCCCCGTGGCGATCCAGGAGAAAATTATAAAAGTGATTTATCAGCTGGTCCTTCTAAGAAAGGCATATCAAAAGCGAATGTTTATCACACTGGCAGCCAAAGAACAAATAATTTAGAATTTGATCCATCAAAAGGTGCGACAATCGAATTTTGGATGAAAAAAGATGGTTGGGCTTCTACTTCAGCAACAAAATATGAAACTATCTTTAACCTTATTTCATCTGGAGCTGCCGGAAGTACTTTTGGCAATGTACGAGTTCTGACGAGGGGAGGCGCTGCATCAGCACTTCAATCTAAAATCCTTTTTATGATTCATTCAGGATCCTCGACCACATCTCATGATCATATAACAGGTCTTTCTAATATCTCTGGTTCTGGGTGGCATCATTATGCACTAACTGCAAAGAAAGTTGGCACTTCAACACAGACTAAACTATATGTTGACGGGCAACTAAAATCTGATGAGACATCCGGCACCGAAATAAATCCAATTACCGGTACTTTAGTGGCTACTCTCGGCGCGCTTGCTGGTCCGTCAAATTCTGGACTTACTACTGCTGAAAAAGGTTGGGGTAATATAATTTCTGCTTCTTTTGATGAGTTCAGATATTGGAAAACAGAAAGAAACGCGCAACAAATTGGTCGTTATTATCGCGCGCCTGTAGATGGAGGCACAAATACTGATAATATCAAATATGACAAAATATCTAATAAAGTAGACTTAGGTATATATTATAAATTTAATGAAGGGATCACAGGAGTACCGACTACAGATAACACTATTTTAGATTATTCCGGAAGAATTTCGAATGGTGAATTTATTAATTATGGTTCTTCTAATAGGTCGACTGATTCTGCTATTGTCACCGCAGGCGCCGCATCGAAAGAGTTTAAAGATCCTATATTATATTCTTATCATCCAAGCGTTAGCAGCTTTTTAACTAGCAAAAAAGCCTCCGGCTCTATGCATGATCATACGAATTTTACTTCAATTTATAAGTCAATGCCGGGTTGGATTCTGGAAGACGATGAAGAAAATTCAAATCACTTAAAACAACTCTGTCAAATAATGGCTAGCTATTTTGATGGTGTCTTTCTTCAAATCGAGAAATTACCGAGCTTAAAAGATATAAATTATCCGTTTGACGATAAATATGAAAGTCCTTTGCCATTTGCAGATCGTCTTTTGTCGGGTAGGGGGTACGATGTACCTGAATTATTTTCTGATGCATCAATGCTGGCAAAATATCTTGAACGAGATGAAAAAAGGCTGTTTGAAAAAAAGTTACACGATGTTAAAAATACGATTTATCAAAACATATATAATAATTTAGCATATATTCAAAAATCAAAAGGTACAAATAAATCATTAAGAAACTTTTTAAGATGTTTTGGCATCGATGAAGAGCTGGTAAAATTAAATATATATGCTAACAACGATCAATATGAATTAAAAGATAATTTTACTAGTATCGCTTATAGAAAAAAATATTTAGATTTTGATGACCCAGAAACAAGACTAGCCGCTAATAAATATAACTATGATGGAGCATATTCTGCAACAGCTTATCAGTTTAAAGATCCGGATGATACAAACTCTATATCATATATACCTGGGATACACCACTCTTTAGGCTCAGGATCTTCTTTTACTTTAGAAGCAGAAGTATTTTTTCCTAAAAGATCTATCGCCGGCGACGATAACTATTCTTTGTATCCTTCTAATGAGGTTTCATTATTTGGGCTAAATGCT